AAAGCTATGGATATAGATAAAGACAAGGTTTAATGTTTTTTTAGTATATTTGCAATATGGAGAAGAAAAAAGGTAATCCTGCTTTTGTAGTTGGTAATTCTTTAGGCGGCAGGACTAAGGGTTCTATTAGCTCTGTAACTAAATTTTCAAGAGAAGTATTGACACTAGCTTTGGCAGGTCAGGAAAAGAACATTAGGTTTGCTCTTGAAGAACTAGCAGAGAAGAATCCTGAAGCATATATCAATGCCGTATCTAAACTTCTTAACTATGCAATTCCTAAACTTCAATCTACCGAAGTAAGCTCAAAAGGAAATACAAAAATTGAAATTACTCTTGACGATTCTATGAGTGTCGATGACCTAAAGAAAAGAATGGAGGAAATGGAAGCAGAAGAAACAGACTACGAAGAAATAGATGAATAAGGAAACTAGAAAAAAAATGCTCAAAGCAATGGAGAAAGCCATTTGCGAGAAGTCGTTTTATGAGTTCTTTATAAAAGCATTTCCAATAGCAGAGCCATCCGTTCCACTATCAATAAATTTTCATCATAAATACCTTTGCGATATTCTACAAGCAGAAGCAGAAAGGATTAGAGATGGTAGAGATAAAGACAAAGACATAATTATAAACATTCCGTTCCGTAGTAGTAAGTCATTACTCGTTACGGTGCTGTTTCCTGCTTGGTGTTGGGCAGTACATCCAAAGATGAGGTTTATAACAGCTTCCTACTCTGCGGAGATTAGTATTGAACACGCAACAAAATCAAGAGATATAATAAATAGCGAATGGTATCAAAGCCATTGGGGAGAAGAATACCAAATTAAAAAAGACCAAAACCTAAAAGCTAGATACGAAAACACACATCTAGGAGTAAGGAGAGCAACATCGGTAGGTGGTTCGGTAACAGGACAAGGGGGAGATATAATATTAGTCGATGACCCTACATCTCCAAAAAACGCTGCATCCGAAACAGAAAGAGATAACGCTAACGAATGGTACAAATCAACACTATACTCAAGACTTAACGAACCTACAAAGGGAGTTAGGATAATTATTATGCAAAGAGTACACGAAGACGACCTAAGCGGATATTTACTATACCACTCTCCCGACAAACACCAACATATATGTATTCCTGCGGAACTATCCCCAGACCTGAAACCAAAAAATTTAGAAAAATTTTACGAAGATGGGCTTTTTTGGAAAGATAGATTTTCACAGGCAATACTAGACGACTATAAGTCAGCGTTAGGCTCTTACGGCTACGCAGGACAACTACAACAACGACCAACTCCTGCTGATGCAGGTATGATTCAGAAGAATTGGTTTGCAATAGACAAAGAAAAAGAAGAAGGAGTAGTAAACTTTGTTATTGACCCTGCATATACGGCAAGCAGTAAGAACGACCCTTCGGCACTAATGGCTTATATATACAAAGATAAGACTTGGCAAATCACAGAAGTACAGGAAGTGAGATTAGAATTTCCTGAATTAGTGAAACACATAAAATTATTCGTAAATAAAAACGGATATACTAGCCAATCTAAAATATTTGTAGAACCAAAAGCAAGTGGTAAATCCATTGTTCAGACGTTGATAAGAGAAACAGGATTAAATATTAAGGAGGATAAACCTCCAACAAAGGATAAAGTAGCACGAGTACAAGATATTAGTGCCACAATAGAAACAGGAAGGGTGTCTTTACTGAAAGGACATTGGAACGAGAACTTTTTACTGCAATGTCAGACATTTCCTGCTGCAAAGCACGATGATATGGTAGATTGCCTTGTAATGGCTCTAAATAGACACTTTTCAGGACAAAGCGTAGTATTTTTTGGATAATTTTAAATTTGACAAGAAATTGCGAAACTTTTTACATAATTTAATTAATTTTTGCAAATAGATGTTAGTAATAGAAATAAATGACAAGCAGAAGCAAATTCCAAGTAGTTGGGATGAAATGACACTTGAATACTATTGTGGTATATATGAAATACTACAAAAGTACAAAAGAACTGAAGAACAACAAGAAGAAGACAAGGAGAAAGACTTAACTAAATTCTTCTTTACTCAAGAAATTAAGATGTATAACGAATTATTTTGTTATATGACAGGAATGAGTAAGGAAAACGTAAAAAAAGTTAAGACTAGCGAGATAGAAGCGGTAATAAGCTCTTTAGACAACATTTTGGAGGATTACAAGCCAACAGGTAAGACACACTTTGAATTTGATGGAGAAATATTTTATTTTCCGTTAGACTTCTTTAAAGAGGGTACTTTTGGCGAATACATTGAAGCTACGCAGCTAGAATTGAATACAGAGTATCTAAAGAACGGCAGATTTGATATTTTGCCTGAACAGATGGCTATTTTGTGCAAAACGGTTGATGAGGAAATTGACTTAGACAGTATAGATGAAAAATCTAATAGATTTAAGAAATTGACAATGGACATCGTGTGGGAGTTCGCTTTTTTTTTGAACAGACAAACGACCTCATCTCTAAGCGTTATCCAAACCTTTTTAGGAATGGAAGCACAAAAAGTATAGCGGTAGCAAAGGCAAGTAAGATTATGAAGCCATACGGTTGGCTAAATACTCTTTATGACCTAGCTTTAGACGGTATTTTTACTAAAAAAGGTAAAGATGCAATACAAAGTGTAAAAGATGAGAAGTTTTACAAAGTAATGACATATTTATCTTGGAAAACATCAAAAAGCGATTTTGAGATGGCGGTACAAGAAGAACAAAATAAACAAGTAAAGAAATAATGGCTTTTAACAAATTAAAGGAATTAAGAGATAAGTTTGAGCAAAATTGGATAAACGGTGGGTTTATTTTTGGTTATGAGAATGAAATTAACGAAAACCACAATAACGACTATCCTTTGCTATTGGTTTTACCACCAACATCTGTGCTTCCTACAACAGAAGGGGATAGCGTGGAGGATTACACTTTTGAGTGCCTAATCGTTAAACCATTTTTCCAAAAACAAACAGGCTCACTTGACGTAGTGCTTTCTCTTTTAGAGCAAGAAGCGTTAAGTTGGCTACAAAGAGTTTTAGACAGCTATCCAAATAAAGAGGTAATTTTAAGTCCTGACAGTATATCAGTTGACCGAGAAAAAGAATTATATAATGACAAGTTGATACAAGTCAGGCTTACTTTTACCTTAAACGCTTTCTCACACCACTTCTCTCACTATGACGAGAGTTCTATAACTGCTTTATCTCCAAGTGTTTGGTTGAGGTCAGATTTAGGTGTTAAAACACAGATGTTTGGGGGGAACGAGGTTGTAGACAGATGGAAAGACCAAAGTGGTAATTCCAATGACTTTATTCAGTCTAACTCAACAAAAAAACCTTCTTACGAGTATGAAGACACTACAAATGGCTATCCTTACCTAAATTTTGACGGAACGGATGACTTTATGCAATGTGTAAATAATTCTATTGATGGAACGTCAGATTCTTTAGACAATGCAATATCAATTTTCTACATTGCTAAGGCTAACGATGCAGCAGGAGGAAATCTTTTAAGTTTAAACAAAGAAAACGCAAGCTTTCCTAATGCAAGCGTAATTGCAAGGGTAGCGGATAGCTCTACTGTAAATTGGATGAATCAACTTCAAGATAGTGGAGATGATGTTTCTACTCACACATACGCAACTAATGCTCTTAATGTAACAGGAGTATATGGATTTGCATTAAAAACAAACGGTCAAATGAAGTCTTACTATAATGGTGCTTTAGTTGATACAGAGAATAACGCAAGCTTTAATCCACAACCATATACTAACACTTATCCAATAATGTTAGGTGCTGCACGTTCAATAGCACCAACGGATTTTTTAAACGCACAAGTACAAGAGATAATGATATTTGACAAAGAGCTTACAACAGACGAAGCATTGCACCTATCAAAATACTTACAACATAAATACGACATATAATGGCATCATCAGAACTAATTGCACAACCTTCTAGCGGTATTGTTTCGGCTCACGAACCAATAAAATATACTTATAGAATATCAGGCGACACGAACAATGAGTTTAAAAGTGCGGTGTTTATAATTACACCTAGAAATCCCTATACTAATATTCTTGACAGTTCAAAGCAAGTTAGAATAAGAGTACAACCAAGCATATCAATACCAAACATTGCAACAACATCAGGGGGTAATTCAGCAACAATACACGACTTTTCTTTAGACATAAGTAGCATACTAAGAGATTTTATGTCTTACGATTTAAGGGCTTGTACTCACGATACAAGTAATGGTATTACAAGAGATATTACTCAATCTATGCCATCAACAAATATGTTTATTAAGTATGCTGTTACTATTGTAGCAGAAAAACTAGATGCAAATGGTGCGTTAGTTACGGCAAACAGTAGCCTTAATCAAAGTGTAGATAGCACAAATAATGCTATGGCTGCAAACGTGGCTCTTTCTGACGAAGAATTAAATAGCTTAACTTTAGCCAACACACTTTTAACAGGAAGTTCTGCTAACGAACAAAATAGTGCTTTAGATAAGGCATTTACACATAGGTTTGATAATAAGAACGGAAGAACAAAGTATCTTACATTAAAGCCAAATCATAGAGTAATAGGTATTGATGAATCTGAATACATATCTCTTATAGCTGATTCTGACGGTGGCGAACCAATAGCACAAATACAATTCAAATTAAAAAATGGAAGCATACTGCAAGACGGAACATCCGACCCTGAACCTAAAACTCTAAACTTAAATATAGACCATTCTGCTAAAGGAGATGGAACTTATAGTGCTGCCACCTTATTTGCTTGGGGAGGTGTTGAATCTGACAACCTTTACGCAAGTGGCAACATCACTAGAGGTGTATTTCAATTTGGAGTAGGAACAAGAAACATAAAAGAAGCGTTTATCGGTTGGACTTCAAGAACTAACGATGGAACACCACCGATAGGAGATTGGAGTAACATAGCTTCATACGAAGTTTATACAAGAAGCACAGGAGGAAGCGTTGCTGCAATAGGACAAACACTAACTTATCATATAAATCACGATTCTGAAAACGACAAGTTATTTAACAAGTCAGTAAGGTTTCATTGGCAAAGTAGACTAGGAGGTATTGATAGTTATACCTTTGATGGTACGTCTACTGAAGGAATAAACGTAAAGTCAAAAATGTATGAGCAATCTATCTACCCACAGTTTAACGCACAACTAGGAGGTAGTGCAGCTAACCCTAATTTTTTCGGAGGAATAGAGAATCAAAGCACTTCAGACGCTTACGGTGCGTTGCAAAGCAGAATTGGAGGTCTTACGTCAGATGAGTACAGAAGTGTCGCTAAATCAAACGTAAGAGCCTTTAGGGAGGGTCAGGCGGTGTCTAAGCCGTACCCAAGAGAAGAAAAAGGAATGATGGAGGATTTATTATCATCTCCTAATGTTTGGATAGAAAGAGGTTGGAGGGGTAGAGAAATATTTAGAGAAAACTTTAGTTCAATTCCTACTACGGATGATTGGACTTTGGTTGATGGAGATTTTACAACTGAAGGTGGAGTTTCTTCTGCTGATGGGCATACGACAGGAACTAACACTTATTTTAAGGGAAACGACTCAGGAGATGATGAGGTTTGGGCTACTAGCAAAAAACTTTTCAAATACAATCCTGACAAAATTTATGAGGTTGAGGTAAGGGTAAAAAGAGAATCAGGCTCAGGAAATACTTATGTAGGTCTTACAGGTTATAAAGCAGATAAAACAACTGCGGTAAGCATAGCAGGTGCTGATTCAACTTCTAATGCACACTTCGTTACTCTAAGCGGATATGTTCAAGCAGCAGATGATGAGTGGGAGGTTCATAGAGGGTATATTACAGGGCTAAGAGAATCAGAAGGGTTTAGTTTTCCGACAAGCAATGCTAACTTTGCTTCTAAGGCACACGAAGACGTTAAGTTCTTTTCTCCTTTGTTTGCAATGAATTACAACGATGCAGCAGGAAAGTCTTTTATAGATTATCTTGTAGTTAGAGAATATGAAAGCGACTTGCCAAATACTCAAGGATGGTATAGCACACTTAACAGGCACTACTACGTTCCTGTAAACATTAAGGATGCAACAACAAGCACATCTGATAGTGAGAATCAATCTACTATGACAATAAGCTATGTTGAAAGTAAAAGAAAGAAAACCATACAATAATGAACGAAATAAGAGTTGAGTTAAGAGATTTTGTTGGAAACATTTTGGGAAACCTTGATATTACGTCAAGCGAAAACTTCCCTTTGTCTTTAAGTTTTCAAAACTTTGATGCTAGAAACATTACCCAAAGGGGTGGTAGCTTTAGCAAGACTTTTAAAGTGCCTGCTACAAAGAATAACAATGTGTTGTTTAATCACATATACAAAGACGGAAACATTGACCCTAAAAACGTAAGAAGGGATTTAAAGGCTGCTATATACTCTGACAACATTCCTATTGTTTATGGAACAATACGACTAACAAAGCTTACAAAAGACACAGAAGCAATAGAGTACGATTGTATATTTCTTGGGGATAATATGGATTGGGCTAATGCAATAAAAAACTTGGAGTTAAAAGATATGAGATTTAGTAGTTCTGTATATGCAGATTACTTAGATTTATTAAACGGAAACATAACACCAACCTTTGAAAAGTTTTTAGATTGTCAAGATTTAACACAACACCCTTTTGACCACAAAGGATATACTTTTAATCAAGACAAGTTATTATATCCATTACTATCTGTTGGGGAGGGTGTAAGTCCTAAAGACCACGTTACTGATTTAGAGTTTATTCCTTGCCTTTACCTAAAGAACATTTGGGATAAAGTTTTTCAAGGACAGGGATATAGTGTTGAAAGCGAGTTTTGTAATAGTGATTTCTTTAAGTCTTTAATTGTTCCTTTGGAATTTGAAAGACAAGGGGAACAACAAAATACAAGAAGTGGTAAGATATTTAAAACACTTGATGATGCAGGTAAATTAGTTAATTACTTCTATAATGTATTAGCACCAAGAGATGCAGGAAATGAAGCTAGAGCCGTAGGTAATCCTAGTATTAACTCAAGAAGCGGTATTGTTGATTCAGGAAGTATTGACGTTTCTGCAACAGCAATCACAACAACTCAATATGCTAGGTACGCTTTTTTTGGAGATGAAAATGATGATGCTGCTGATTTAGACCCTGATGTTCAAGACTATGCTCAAGGTAATGTTCAATCTTCTGCCGCAAACAACGCTTTAGGTAGCTCTATGTTGGTTGTAAACGAAAGCGGAAGTCATCAAATAAGTTGGGATGTAAACATAGAGTTTGGTGCTGAAGATTTTGACGTAGATGCATCAGTTGACAGAAAGCTTGATTTAGCAGTTCACGCAGAGGTATGGAAAGTTAACTTAGATGATGACCCAAGCGATTTATATTATGATGATGTAGAAGAAGCTAAAACAAGAATAACAGGCTCTCAACTTATTTGGAAAAGTGATACTAATTTATACGAATTATCAGAAAGTGATGTTGACCAACTATTTGACATAACCTTTAGTGGAGAATACCAAACAATATCTTCAAATTCTTCTGAAGCTTACTTGTTTGTTGTTGTGCCTAGATTGACAAGCTATCCTAGTGATGATTCGGGAAATATGCAATTTATATTTCGTGAAGGAAGTAAGTTTGAGGTTACAGGCTCAAGCACACTATCAATAGGAGAAGACATTACAGAAATTCAATATATGCTACCAAACGGAAAACAATCTGATTTTGTTTCGGGAGTAGCAAACTTATTTAATCTTCAGTTTACAACTGATGCTGCCAATAAAATAGTTACTGTTGAGCCTTACGATTACTTTTATTCTTTTTCAGGTGCGAAAGATTGGACTGACAAAGTAGATTACTCAAAACAAATAAGCGAAGAATTTATATACGACATAAAGTCAAAGCTAGTATTCAAATACAAGGATGCTTCAAATGATGCTTTCTTGGAAAGATATAATAAAAAGAATGATGTTGATTGGGGTGCTTACGAGGAATTAAGCACAACAGGCGAGTTTGTTGACGGAGAGTACAAGGTAGAAAACAAGTTCTTCAGCCCTTCTTTTAATTGGTTTGAGCCTGACTACATAGATGACTTAGAAGATTCTCCTGTTCAGTCTAATAAGCCTTTTATACCTATGTATCATAAAGAGTTTAGTAATCTTTCAAATAGTCCTAGTGCTGAAAGGGCAGAAAAAGATTTTGGTATAGGTGCTAGAATACTTCTTTTAAAGAATCAAAATCAATATCAAGGTGGTGCGACAGGAATAGAAAATAGTGTTGCTGTTGGTCAAAACGGATGGCTTCAGAAATATTCACAATGCGATTCTAACGTAGTAAACTTACCTAGCTTGACAATAGAGTATTTTTGCAAGGCTTACTTTACAAATGTAAATGTTGCAGACTACAACCCAACAGGCTCGTTATATACAAGAGCTTACGCAAGTATAGGCACTTACAATAATACAGAAGTTTTTATAGACCAAAACTTATCGTTTTCTGACATAAAACAAAATACCTATTTAACTTCAGGAGGTTCAAACGGTCAAGAGGTAATAACTCAAAAAGGCTTATATAGCAACTTTTACAACCGAATGATTAAGCAGTTAAAAGCAAAGCCTAGAATAAAAAATATTTACCTAAACCTAAACTACACAGACATATCTACGTTAGACTTTAGAAAGTTAGTTTTTGTTGATGGTGTTTATTACAGGATAAATAAAATAGTAGACTTTAAGCCACACTTAAAACAGCCTACAAAAGTAGAGTTGGTAGAGTATTTTGAATTAGGTATTGATTCAAGTACAATAGGAGATTTAGTAGATTTAACTCAAGATATAAGAATGTAATGAAGATAGTAGCAGATTATTCACATCAAAAAGAAATTCTTAAAAAGAAAGAGGGTAACAAGGTTTATTGTACGGTAGACGGCATAAAGCAAGAGGTTGTATATACAAGGTATGACGATAACCAAGACGAATTTTACGAGAATGTTCGTGCAACAAAAGAAAGAAGACTAAGGCTTCAACAAGAGCTAGAAGCAACACCGTCTACTACAATTTCAAAAACAGAAATAGAGTTTGTTACAACAACCAATCCTAACGGAACAACAACAACAACAGAAGTTATTACAAAAGTATTTCCTGTTTTCTCTTTCTCTTATAGTGGGCTTGTAAAAAAATCCACCAATAATAGAGTTACTAGTTGGATAAGTTCTTTGGGTGCTTATGTACTAAGTCAATCCACAGAAGCTAAAAAACCCTACATAGGCTATGAAGGTAGCGGTGTTGTTAATAAAAGTGCAATAAACTTTGACACCAATGAACCTACTTTTATGTCTTTTGATAGAGCCGTAACTCTTTCGGGAGATTTTACTTTATTAGTATATTTGAAGCCTATAAGATATGGTGGTTTACAGAAATATAAAAGAATATTTGGAAAAAGCGATGATGCCAATATGTTTCTTTCTATTGGAGAATCAGGAAATAAATCATATAGACTGCAATTTACAGGCTCAAATAAAGTTGATGTTGCCATTGCTAGTGAGTATTGGAATATGGAGAGCCAAAAAGTTATGCTAACTCTTGTAAGAAAAGGAAGTAATTTAATAATAAGAGAAAATCAAGTTGAGGTTTACAATGGAACGGTATCAACAGATGATTTTGTTTTTGACCAAGTTGGCAGAGCAGGAACGGAAGAAAGTCTAGGGGTTACTCTTAATGCAAATGTTTATCACTTAGGCTCGTACAAAGGTGCTATTGTAAATAATTTATTAGACCTAGAGAAGGCTATAATTACTAATGCAGACAAGGCAAATCCTGACAAAATATAATGGGTGTACTAAAAAAAATAAAAGATAAATTAGATGTAGTAGGCTTTGACTTGGTTAAGAAGTTTAAAAAAGAGCTAAAGGAACAAGGGCATAACGCTTCAAGCAAACTACACGACAGCATAAAGCATAGGCTTTCTTTTAAGGGCGAAGATGCTTTTATTGAGATAACTTCTAAAACAAATTATGCTCAAAAAGTAAACAAAGGTCAAAAGCCACACGCACCTAATTTAGATAATATTTTAGATTGGATAGAGGACAGAAAGAAAACAATTCCATACTCTAGCGAACAAGAGAAACACGAAATAGCTTATGCCATTATAAGGAGTATAAATCAACAAGGTACTCCTACGGCTGAAGCTTTTGCTTGGACACAAAATGGCAGAAGAATAGGTTATATGGATTTTGTAATACAGAACAATAAAAGAAAAATAAAAAGAGAACTTGCCAAAGAGTTTGGTAAAATAATAAGAACAGAGTTTAGAAACGTAAATAAAAAATAATGGCAGGAGAAAATATAGATTTCAAAGTACGAGTATTAGGTGTAAAGCAACTTGTTGAACTAAACAACCAAATACAAGCTACCTCTAAGCAGTTAAGTGAAAAAAAGAAAGCTCTAAAGACAGACGAGAAGGGTCAACAAGAAAATATGAAGTCCGTTCTTCAGCTTACAGACACTTTAAAAAAGCAAAGACAAGAGTTTAGAGAAGGTACTAAACAGCAACAAAAGGTTCAAACAGAAACCAAAAAGACTACTAGCTTTACTATGAAGATGGCTACTGCTTTTGGGGTTGCTCAAATTGCAGTCAATGGTCTTCAAAAAGTTATGGCTTTCTTAGGAAATCAAATTAAAGACGGCATAACTGTTTTTAAAGATTTTGACTTTCAAATGCAAAAGGTTAAAGCGATTAGTGGTGCTACTGATGCAGAGTTTGAAAGACTTTCTAAAACTGCTCAAGCGTTAGGTAGAACGACATTCTTTACTGCCACACAGGTAGCCGAGCTTCAAACAAATCTATCGAAGCTTGGATTTACAGCAGATGAGGTCTTGAAAGCACAGGATGCTGCTCTAGCAACCGCTACTGCAACAGGGGAGAACTTAGCAAGAACAGCAACAGTAATGGGTTCTGCTATTAGAGGTTTTGGTCTTGATGCAAGTGAAGCTACAAGAGTTGCAGATGTTATGGCATCTGCCTTTACAAGTTCTGCTTTAGATATTGAGAAGTTCCAAACTGCAATGACAAAGGTTGCACCTATTGCAAAGATGGCAGGATTTGAAATTGAGGGAACAACGGCTATACTAGCTTCTCTTACTGATGCAGGTATTGAAGCTTCTATTGCAGGTACTTCTTTAAGAAACATATTCCTAAGATTAGCAGACCCAACATCATTACTTTCTAAAAGATTGGGTGGCTCTGTTTCTTCTGTTGATGAGTTGATTCCAAAACTTAAACAAATGAAAGATGCAGGGATAAATCTTTCTGATGTTTTAGAAATTACAGACAAGAGAACTGCGGCTGCTTTTGGTAGAATGTTAGATAGTGCTGATAGCGTTGAGTTACTTACAGAGCAATTAAGAAACTCAGAGGGTGCAGCAGAAGCAATGGCTTTGATTGTAGGAGATAGCTTACAAGGTGCTATGTTGCGATTTAAGTCTGCAACAGACGGACTGAAGATTGCTTTAGTTGAGTTGTTTGGAGATAATCTTCAAAAGTTAGTAGATAAGTTTGCTAAAGTATTCAACAATCTTGCTAGTGAAAACAATATAAAAAGGTTTGCTAAATTTGCTAAGACAATAAAGGTTCTTACTTTCGGTATTCTTGCTTTCACGATAGGTTCAAAAGCTGCTACTGCCGCAACTTTTCTTTACGGAAAGGCTTTAAGATTTTTTCTTGTTCCTTCAATTACAGGTACAACAAAAGCAACAAGAATTGCTACATTGGCACTAAAAGGGTTTAAGACTGCTGTTGCTTCAACAGGTATTGGTGCTTTAATTCTTATCTTAGGAGAATTGGCTGTTAGCTTTTTGTTCGCTGAAAAAGCTATAAGCTCAACAGAGAGGTTTCAAACAAAACTAAATGATGCTCAAAAAGAAGGAAATAAAGAAACTACAACTGCTGAGGAGTTAGCCAAGCAAGCAATTAGCAATAAAGAGAAGATGAATAAGCTGCTAGAAAGTGAGGGCGGCAGTTTAAAAAATAATGCTGTAAAACAAAGAAAGTACAACAACTTAAAAGGTCAGCAGACTAAAAATCTTCGTGATTTAAACAAAATATCTGAAAAATACAATCTTGGTTTACTAAACGAGAAGTCAAGTATTGAGGATATAACAAAGGCAACAGACATCCTTATACAAACAATGAAAGATTCTTCATTGCAGAAAGCTTTTATTACTCTTAGCGAAGGATTTTTACAAACAAAAGTAAAAGCAGACTTAATTAAAGATGCTTTATCAGAGGATTGGGTTGACAATACAGGTAAAGGTTTAAAAGAAGCTTTAGAAGCATCAGGCTTTGATGGAAATTATACTCCTGATGATGTTGCGACAATTTCAGGTGGTGTTGAAAATCAAATAAAAGGTACTATTAGAGCTGTTAGAAAGGGATTAGCCGACCCTGCTTGGTGGAACATTTTTGTAAGCGAAAACTCTAGGGCGAAGCAACTTCAAAGCCTATTAGATTCTAACGGCTTAACTTTAGCAGAGTTTGAAGAAGCAATAGCTTCAGGTTACTATGAAGAAAATGTAAAAAAAGTTCAGGAAAGTTTAGAAAAAAATCTTTCTAGTGGTGCTAGTCTATTTGGTGCTATTTTAAAAGATGATAAAGAAGACCCCGACAGCCTGTCAATAGGTGCGAAAAGAGAAGCGGCAATTAAGTTGCACAACGAAAATCGTTTACTTTTAAATCAAAAATATAAAAACGATGTTGACAAGCTAAAAAGAATAACAATTCTTGAAGAAATAAGACACCTAGAGGTATTAAGAGATTTAAACAATCAATCAGGATTAGACTTAAGTGCTGACAATTTAAAAATTGCACAAAAAGAAATTGAACTTGATAGATTAAGAAGAAAAGATGACTTAAATCTATTAGAACAAGAAAAAATAAATCGAAAGAATCAAGTTAATGAAGACCACGCTAATAATCTTATTACAGACCTTGAACACAAGCAAGCAATGCTTGGTTTAGAAGCTTGGTTCATAGAACAAAAGGGAAACTTGCTAGGTCAAGACTTACAAGCTTATCTTGATAATCAAAACAAGAAAAGAGAAAACGACATAAACATAATTAAGCTTGAAAAAGAAGCTATGCAAGAAAGGATAGCTGCTGTTGATGAGTTAGGTTCTGTTATGAGTTCTCTTGGAGATGTTATGGGAGAAAATCACATACTAACTAAAGTAGGAACAAAGCTATCACAAGCTGCTGCTGTTGCAAAGAACATTGAAACTTTAAAAACATTATTGCAGACAAAAGCAGATGAAGCAGGAACAACGACATCATTGACAAAGATGGCTGCAAATGCAGGAGAGGGAGTTACTACACAATCTAAACTTCCTTTCCCTGCCAATATAGCTGCTATGGCTGCAACACTAGCTGTTGTGGTAAGTGTATTGTCTATGTTTGGCGGTAGTGGTCAAAGTAGTGAAAGTGTGTCTAACACAGAAACAATGGCAGCAGGAGGTGGCGGTGGTGGAGTTAAATTTGCTAATGGCGGTCTTACCAATGGTGGAATGTTTAAAGGTGCTTCACACGCTAACGGAGGTGTTAAGTTTGCATCAGGAGGAAGAATACACGAAGCGGAAGGTGGAGAAGCTATTATAAACAAGCGTTCTACAAATATGTTTAAGCCTGTTCTTTCTGCAATAAACTCATACAACGGAAACGGAGTTAAGTTTGCAGACGGTGGATTGCTTAATAGTGGAGAAAAGTTTGCTAAGGGAGGTCAACTATCTGACGTTCAATCTTTAATATCATCTAGTATGCCATCACAACAACAAGTAGTAATTGTAGAGAGTGAGGTAACAAGAACTCAAGGTAGAGTTTCTGCTATTGAAAGTCAGGCTACTTTTTAGTATATTTGCATTATGGCTATAAGACAAAATAAACAAGAAATAGTTTCAGAGTTCTTAGAATTGATGTATAATGACATTAAATGTAAGTATTCTGACGATGCAGGGATAAAGAATGTTGTTCTTTATTTAGTAGAGAAAGGACTTATTGAACCTAAACGACTACGCAACTATATGATAATATCTGATTTTAACGAACTATTAAAAGTAAATAGGGGTCATAGCACACATACGTTTATGGACTTATCTATTAAGTATGATGTTTCGGATAGGACTTGTCAGAATGTTGTGTACAAGGAAAGTAAAAAAAATAAAAGCCAAAACAATATTCTATAATTATTGTAAAGTTTTTCGTATATACACAAATAAGTAATAATATATTTGCCTTATGAACAAATGGTACTCAATAGAAAACAAAGCGGATGGCAACCCTGTCGAAATCTCAATATATGATGAGATAGGCGACTACGGAACATCTGCTAAAGACTTTATCGAGGAAGTAAAGAATGTAAGTGATAGAGATATTACACTACGAATCAACTCTGTTGGTGGTAGCGTATTTGATGGTCTAGCTATTTACAACACTTTGCGTTCTCACAGAGGGTTTGTAAACATTAAGATTGAAGGTTTGGCTGCATCAATTTCTACCGTTATTGCAATGGCAGGAGATAATATTGAAATGTCAGAAAACGGATTCTTTATGATACATAACCCATTCGGACAATCAGCAGGGGAAGCAGTTGATATGCGTAAGACTGCTGATTTACTTGACAAGATAAAAAGTGAAATTATCGAGATATATCAAAAAAAGACTGACTTAACTTATGATGAGTTGTCTAATATGATGGATAAAGAAACTTGGTTGTCTAGTCAAGAAGCGATTGACTTTGGATTTGTTAATATTATGACAGAGCCAATGAAAATAGCTGCTACATTTGACTTATCTAAATTTACTAATGTAAATGAAAAAGAAGTTAATGACAAATTAAGTTTAACTAATAAAAAATCAAAAATGACTGAAGAACTAAAAACTTGGTTCAATGGTGTTAAAGAGGAAATCTTAAACGCTGTTAAGGGAGAAGAAGTTTCATCTCCTGCTCAAGAAGTTTCTGTTTCTATTTCTGACAATGAGGTTATCGTTAACAAGTTCGAGGAACTTGAGGAAAACGCTATATCTTTAAGAGAAGAAAAAGAAGAATTAGCTAGTCTTGTTGGAGATAAGGAGGGAACTATTCTTGACTTACAAAACAAGATTTCTGATATGGAAGCTAAACTAGCAAAACTAGAAGCTACTGAAACAAACGTAGAAGCTGATGCTGAACCTGCAATTAACGAAAGTGATGTTGTGGTAAATGCTTGGGATGCTTTTGCAAAATCAATTTTAAAATAATTAAATCAATAAAAAATGGCTAACGAATTATTAGTAACGAGTTTACCTACTGTAAATCAGTACGATGTAAACAGAGCTATAATCCAACCTATCTTTATGGGTCAGGACTATATGCAATATATGGAAGTATTACCTAATATTAAAGGTACTACTGTGATTGACAAATTCAATCAATTAGGAAAAATCACAAAAGCTTTTTCTCAAGGCGAGTTTTCAGGAGAAACAATTTCTGACAAAGGTGCTACGGTAACTATTACTCCTGCAAGAGTAGAAGCTGAAATTCAGTTTAGAGCAAATGAGCTTTTCAACAAAATGAAAGGTCAATTAATGCGTGGAGGACACGAGTTCGATAACGTAGACGGAACTATTGTTAAGAATATCTTATTAGACTTAATCGGTCAAGGTATCAAGGCTGACTTTAACCGTCAACTATGGTTATCTGATGCTGCTGAAGCTGATGCTAATTACGGTATCTATGATGGTATCTTCCAAGTAGCAAAAGAAGGTGGTGCATACGCTTTAGACAATGCTTCTGTTTCTCAAGCAAACGGAGAAGCTTTAGGTAGTGGAAAAGGATTAACTATCTTAAAAGCACTTTATGACTTTGCAAGTCCTGAATTATTAGAAGCAGGCGACCACGTTTACTTCGTATCAGGAGATATTGCAGACGACTATATGGCTGCTACTTTAGAATCTTCTAACTTTGCAGCAGCAGGGTACGGTGCTTTAGTAAATGGTGTTCCTCAATTAACTTACAGAGGTATTCCTATTATTGTTCGTAGAGATTGGGATGTAGCTATTGCTGCTGATGTATCAGAAATCAATGGTTGTAACCACGCTACTGAAACTCACAGAGCAATGCTAACAACAAGAGGTGCTTTTGTTGTAGGTACTGACTTTGACGAAAACTCTATTGAGCAATGGTACTCACAAGACCACAAGGCTTACAGATTCAGAGTAGCTTATATGGTAGGTGTTGCATTAAAAGATGCTAAACTTGCTACTTACTATACTCCTGACGAAATAGCAGTATAATTATATATAATTTAGGGGGATGAAATATTCCCCCTTATATTTTTAACATTAAAAAAATAATAAAATGGCAATAGAAAATTTAAGTATCGCACATACTGACTTAGAAGTAAGAGGTGGGCTGCAATACGTTGCAATAGGACTTTTATCGCAGGCTTCAGGAATGGGGTTTGATGATACTAATGTTCACACTATGTCTTATACTGCTGCTGCTGCTTTAGAGCTTTTTGACCTTAAACAAGGTACAGGTTCTTTAACAACAAGTGGTTCAAAAGAAGGTGGAACAATTTTGTTTGAACACACAGTTTCATTCTACATTCCTAACTGTTCTTCTGCTCACTTGAGAGCATTAGAAACTTTGAAAGACCAAGACTTAGTTGTTGTAGCACAAGGTTACAACGGAAACGCTTTCACAATAGGTATGTCAAAAGCATTTGCTTTAGAAGACAGTACATTAGGTAATGTTCAAATGAGAGCAAGGCTTATGTCTATCGAAGGTGGTACAGGTGCAGCTTTAGGAGATGAGAACGGTTTGACAGTAACTATTACTGCTCAAGCAGGAGAGCTACCAAGAGTATGCTCTAACACTATCACACTTGATACTGCGGCAGGTACTGCAACATTATCATAATAATTAACTAAAAGGGAGGGTAGAGTGCATTTTTTTGCACTTTGCTTCCTTTTTATTATATTTACGCTATGTATAAATCCAAATTAAATGTAGGAACAACATTCTTTAACGGTTTTAAAGTTAGTTGGTCTAATGCAACTCAAGAAGAACTTAAAAAAGTTCACGAATTAGGACATACTAATTTTGTAACAAAAGAAGAAAATGCAGAACCAAAAAAGAGTAAATCAAAAGCAAAAAAAGTCGAAATCGAAGATAGAAACATCTCCGACAACGAATAGCTTTAACACAAAGTACGCTTTTGTAAACTTATCAACACCTATTATAAGTCAAGAGGTAAAAGATTTAGATAGGTTAAGAGAAGACTTTATGCCGTTTGGTGCTGATAATCTTTTTCCGCAATACCTTGCTGAATTAAAAAGACAGTCTAGTACGCACAGGTCTGTGTTAGCACAAAAAACAACATTCACAACAGGTGGTGGGTTTTTAACTGACAACGAAGATTTAAAAGATTTCATTGAAGATGTTAATGCAGATGGAGAAAGCTTAAAAGATTGTTTTAAGAAACTAGCAGATGACTTTTTTACTTATGGTAATGCTTACCTTGAGGGAGTTGTTTACGATGGTGGTGTAAACTTCTATCACAAAGACGCTTCTACTGCAAGAATATCTAAGAACAAAAAGTATATTTACTTTAATTCTGATTGGGCTAACTACTCCAAAAACAAAGAAAAAACTCAAAGAGTACCTATCTATCCTAATATATCTCAAAGCAGATTTATAATACACTATAAAGATTACGAAAGTACGTTTAATTTTTACGGACTTCCTGACTATGTAGCTGCTTTAGAGCATATTGC